ATCAGCGAAAAAGGCAGGTGCAACTGTTGACGGATTGGCTAATCTTTGGCTCGGCTACCGATATGGTATACGTCCGCTGATCACCGAAATTCGCAGTCTCATGCAAGCTGTCGCTGCTGATCTTGAAAAAGGTCAAAGGTTTACGGCAAGAGGCAAGAATAAGGAGGAAGGGAAGTCCACTTCCACGGATAACCGTATCACAACTCCATCAACTTCGATGGGGGTCGTTTTTAACGAAACGCTTGAATGGTCGAGATCTTATCGATCTGGAGTGTTAGTTAGTATCGATCGTAGTATTGATCAAACTGCGGCGATCTGGGGACTCGATTCACCTTTTGAGGCAGCTTGGGAACTCGTTCCCTTTAGTTTTATCATCGATTGGTTTACCAATATCGGTGACTGCCTTGGTGCTCTCGTCCTCAACCCGGGCTTATCTCCACTCTCCTCTTGGGTAACTGAGATCATATCTCAATCTATTACCCGAAAGGCGGTAAGTGTCTACGATGCGTGGACCGGTACGGACTGTTGGGATGATATTGCGGAAGCGCATGCTCTCGACCCGTATTGCCAAACAACAGCAATTTATACGGTAAAACGTCGTATTCCGCTTGCGGAACGCTTCCAATTACCAAGTCTCAAGTTGAATCTCAACTTGGCAAAATTAACAGATCTGGCACTCATTGCTAGAAAACTTCTTTAAGGAGAATAACCATGTTAGATAACACTATTACCCTCCCGGTAGACACCCTGAATAACGGTACTCCTACAAACCGGACTTACACACGGTATGACGAGTATCAGAATCGTTCGGTCTACAAAGGCCCTGCGCATAGCCTGTTGAAGCGCGATACGTTGGGATTTTATCGTACGCCCGTTAAAGCCAATGGCACTGACAACGGTGTAGCGAAATCAGCAATGAAACTAACTCAGGATATTGACGTACCTGGTAAAATTGCCACATCGACCGTAACAAAGCCGATGATTGGTGATATCAGTTTGTCAATCCCGGTTGGGGCCACTGCTGCGCAAACACTCGAGTTTCGCCAACGGATGATAGCGGTCATCGATCATGCTTTGGCTGCAAAACTTGTGGACGAGCTGGAAGTTTGATTTTGAACTTCGTCTTAAAACCGCGAAGTTCCGCTTCCAACTAGTCGTAAAGCGAACATAACCATGCATGGAGTATCTATATGCAATGTAAAGATGCTAAAAATCCAGATACACTGGATGTTAAGGTGGATCTACCGAAAGCTGCCGTCTGGAAGCTATTCGGAACAATGTTAAGCGACCTAGACGTATGCGCGCTCGATACTGACTTGCACGCCGCTATCCGTAGCCGCGATGTAGAAAAGTTATTGGCGCGCGCCTCCCGTTACGATGCACGAAGTATCATCGAGCGGCTTGGTAGCCATGTCTCAAATGTTTCGACGTTTGGGAAGCTCTATCAAGTGGGTGCCCTAATAAAGAAGTTTCCGTTTATAGGACAAGACACGTATACCCCCGCATTGAGGAAGTTCTTCAAATGTGAGGATCAGTGTCGACTTTACAATACTCAGAACTACCGAGCATTGATGAAGTTGTCTACAAGCCATCCAAAATACTATGGGTTGTTAAACGATCTCCGCAAGGAGATACACGACTTAATAGGGGATGCACCGGATTTGAGTCAGGTGTACGCTAATGGTAAACATGGACCAGGCCAGACAGCCGGTGGCCAGTTTAAGGGTGGACGCGTTACTAGTTTTTTCAAGTACACGACACTCCCTTATACCGTCACCGAGTCAGCCAAACCGCATGCAATTGCTTGCATCGAATCAGATCCCCGATGGATTGGGGGTCTTATCGATCTTTACCGCATCCAAAATGATATCCATCAATGGGAAACCATCCGTATGGACGAATTTTGGGATTTTGTGTTGAAGGTTGTAGATGAAAGCGAAATTACCTCAGTGCCTAAAACCGCTTTAACTGATCGGTTTATTGCTATGGAGGCAACAATGAATGTCTACCTGCAGCTCGGAGTTGACCACGTTATCCGTGGGATGCTACGAGAGTGGGGTTACGACCTCAATTCGCAGGAACTAAATCAGTTGTTGGCAAGAGAAGGATCGATTACCGATAGTCTGGCAACCCTAGACCTTGCTGGTGCGTCCGATACAATTTCTTTAATGATTGTATACTTGTTATTTCCTCCAGAGTGGATTTCCCTGTTACTAGACTTACGTATGGCCCAAGGCAGAACCAAAAAGTTCGGCATTCAAGTCAAATTTCATAAGTTGTCGTCAATGGGAAACGGATTCACTTTTGTAATCGAGTCCTTGATATTCGCAGCGTGCACGCGTGTCGCCATGCGCCGCAGCGGGGTACAAGGGAAATCAGCTGTTTACGGGGATGATATCATTTGTCCTAGTGGAGCAGCACCTCTCCTAATTGAGATTTTGCAATTATGTGGCTTTGAATTGAACCTCGACAAGAGTTTCATATCTGGGCCATTCCGCGAGTCTTGTGGGAAGGATTTCTATCTCGGGCACGACGTCAGACCTCTTTTCATCACCGATGAGTTCAGCGATGTACCATCCCTTTTCCACCTCTACAATAGTTTCCTTTTGCAGGAGCGAAAGTGGGAGTGGCCGTGGGGACATACATTCGAGCGAACGAAGAAACTGTTGCTCACATGGATTCCCCCTCAATTCCGAGGACAATGCCGTGGACCAATTAGTGAATCGACTGACACTCATTTGTTTACCGATGAGCCTTTACAACGAGACAAAAGGAAATATCGCTATTTCACTAAGCTCGTTGAACGCCCGTCACCTGTAAAGATTGCGTACAGGTGGAAGTATAATACTTTCCATTTACGTAAACTTATGGTGCCGTTAACTCCTTCCCAGGAGTTGACGTGGTGGGATGAACTTACCCTCCAGCGACCCTTTGCAAAATGGGATTGGCGCAAAAAGTTTGACAGAGGCAACGCCTTCGATGTTTGGAGGCGTGATCACACGTTTTACAAATTCGTGCGGACATATGTGCCCTGAAGGCACTAACTCCATCTTGTCTTGCGACCTTGGGTTGGGGCTGATTGCCCTCCAATCCTCGTAGTGAGGCAATCCCGTAAGGGGGTCACTGTGGGCATGCTGAGCATCCCACACACCATAAGTTTGCGTACAGGTGGAAGTATAATACTTTCCATTTACGTAAACTTATGGTGCCGTTAACTCCTTCCCAGGAGTTGACGTGGTGG